CTAGCGCAGGTTGTTGAGAGTCAATGGGTTAAGCCGCAGAACATCCTCAAGATGGTCAGGGGCGAAATGGGCATAGCGCATCGTCATGGTGATGGTCGAGTGACCGAGTATCTTCTGCAGCACCAGAATATTGCCGCCATTCATCATAAAGTGGCTGGCGAAGGTATGCCGTAGCACGTGGGTGCTCTGCCCCTCAGGCAGCTCGATACCGGCACGGCTGATCGCCGTTTCAAAGTGGCGATAGCACTCGCTGAACAACTTGCCCCTGCGTTTCGGAATGAGCGCGTTCAGCTCCTGATTGATGGGCACAGTCCGGCGTTTTCCTCCCTTGGTGTGGGTGAAGGTTAACCGGTTCTGCGCCACCTGTGACTGGGTCATGTTCTGGATCTCCCCCCAGCGTGCCCCGGTGGCCAGGCAAAGGCGTACAATAGCCCCGAGGTCAGGGTTGCTGGATGCATCACAGGCAGCAAGCAGCGACTTGATTTCATCCGGGTAGAGAAATGCCAGCTCCGACTCCGTTACCCGGTAGAGCCGCATCCCGGCCAACGGATTATCCCCCTGCCACTCTCCCAACCGCTTCAGTTCATTGAACACTGCCCGCAGATAGGCATGGTCCCGGTTCACCGTCGAGATGCTGACCCCCTTGCTGACATGGGTGGCGGCGCGGCGATCGCTTACGGCCCCGGTGAGGCGTGCTTCCCGATACTTGGCAAAGTCATTGGCGGTAAACTCGCTGGCTAACGGATTATCCAGGCTCTCGCAGATCAGCAACAACTTGGAACGGCGCTGTTCTCCATCACGCAGGCTCTGGCCATGCAGGCCAAACCAACGTTCGACCAGATCCGACAGCCGGCGTGTATCAGCCGTCTCGTTGTCTGGCTCCCCCTCCCCCAACCAAGGCTTGGCAGTATGCGCTTCAAGCTGCCACACCTCCCATGCAGTGGCTTCCGCCTTGGTGGCAAAGCGCTTGCGCCTGCGCGGGCCATCTCGGCCAGCCGGGCGCACATCGGCCAGCCAGGGGAGCGGCTTGTCGTCATCGAGTTTGCGAACGGTCATAATTCACTCCCCAAGTGATGAAAATGTGGCCATACAAAAAATGCCTATATCTCACTGGCCAAATGCCAAAGGAGAATAGAGCTCTTTGATGTCATCTAATTTATATTTATTATTAAACTCTACGCGGAACATGCTCGCGTTATCATTCATCCACGACAATAGCACTTCGATATCTCGATAATAAATATGTTCAAAAAAAGAGGCTTTCTCTACTAAGAGCTTAAACTTATTACTACGTTCATAGCATATACAATTAACAAAAAGCAGAATCAGCTCATAATTTGACATTTGTGCACGCAATACGTTTGAATAAACCATTTTTTCATTTTCATGCAAATCACTTGCATCTATGAATTTTAGAATTTGATATACATATCTATAGTAATGACCTATTTTATCATATTGTTCTTGCATAAATCGGTCATAGACAATCCTTAAGTTCCTTTCAAAATCAGCATCTTTATCTAAGCGTGTATATTTAGCACTCTCTAATAACCCGTCATACAGTATTGAAAAACCATTTCCATCTCTTAATTTTGATGTAATAGCATTATGCAACGAAACCATGTTGAAAAATGTAGTTTCAAAAACTTGCTTCTGCATTGCTTTTGTTTGCAGCGAGAATTGTTCCCCCTGATTTTTCATTTCCTCTCTTGTTGCTTCCAATTCACCTCTAGTGACTTTTAACTCCTCTCGCTGGAAGTAGATGGATGCGATGATACCAGTGAACGCTAATGCTGAAAAAAGTGTGTTTAATGCACCATAGGAATCACCAAATACCCCCATTTCAGTATATGAATCCACCCCCGTATATCCCTTAAATTTAGCTCCCAGTGATGGATAAAAAAACCATAAGGCCAGTACTAAAGCCAATACTGAAATAATAAACAACCAACCTTTAAGGTCATGTTTTTGGGAGCTTACTTCTTTAGACATTTTATTTCCCGGTTATATCTAGAAATTCAAAAAAAAATAAAAACATAGTTAATCGAGATAATTTATTTATAACAATAGCTTCACTCCAAACGAAAGTGCCTCTGAGGCTAGCAACTTAACCATATCAACACCGTGATGGCTGGCAGCTTCTTGAAGACGCTCACCCAGGCTACCTTGCAAACTGTCGGGCACAGCTTTCAACGTTTCCAACCCCTTGGCTGAGAGCACGGCATCGCCGATACCCTCATTGAAATATTCCTTGCCATTGATATAGCCTGCATTAAGCAACCACGCATAAGTGGCATAAGCAAACTCAGCCTCCGGAGTCAGCTCTGCTCCTGTGAATTCGTCTTCCACATACACTTTGTCTTCACCAATCAGTGTGCCGACACTAAGGTAGGCTGGCATCGGGAAGCGGTTATAGAGGTATGCGAACGTTTTACCGACCATCAAATCAAACTGTTCAATGTTGGTGCTTGCCATGAAAACTCCCTTTCAAGAGAACAAAGAAAAGGCCGAGACCATTCACAACCTGGCCCGGACGATTCGGATGCAGATCGAGGGTGAAATGGATCGGATTAACGCCCGAGCCTATTGGGAAACCACGCTTCCCACCCTGAATCTGGCATACCTAGCTGAAGCGTTGAGCTGGTCACTACCTAATGCGTTACGTGATGCTGACCAGCGAAAGAAGTAACGGGGTAACCTATGCACACTCTAAAAACCATACGTAATCAGCAGGCCGAGAAATGCAGAGTCGGTTTGAACCACAAACTGTTCAGTGCCGCCTCGGACTATTTCGGCTCGCTCGACCATCCCGAATGGAACGCGCTCTATAATGCGACCCCCGATGAGTACCATCACGATCTGATGATCATCCTCAAAAGGTGGTGCGACCATGAGGAAGCCAAAATACTTGCGCGATTTGACAGGCGGGTTGCGAACGGCGGGCCCCTTTAGAGGTCAATCTAGGCCAAGAGATCAGAGGCCGTCCGTTCACCCCATCCAGTTTTATGGGAAATCTGCACTCTGCCACCTTGATCTATTTTCCCAGCCAATTCAGCCAAGGATTTAGCGTGCTTTTCACTCCAGCCTTGGCGTTTAGCAATTTTCAAGACAGCATCATGCCCACAAGAAACCCCGCGCTGATGAAGCGCCTTGAACAATTCCTTAGCCATTGAGCCATCAGCTGGGTGCACGATACCTGTTGCAACGTTCACCATTACTGAGAGTTTTTCTATCGCTTGCTCAAGCACATCCTTTGAATGCGGCATTACAACTCCTACTGAAGTCGGATACAAAAAGGGCGCATCTGCGCCCTATCGTTTTCTAAAAATCCGGTGTTCTACCATCACGCCGATGATTTCGATGTGCTGCCGGTCGGAGTGCATGGTGGGGAAATCGTCGTTGAGGGGCACCAGTTCGAAGACCTCTTGCCCGCTCTCGTCAATGCCGCGGGGGCGGTACTTCTTGAAGGTGGCCTCTTCGCTGCCGTTCTTGGCGACCACATAGTCGCCCGGGCGTGGTTGTTCATCGGGGTCGATGATGACCAGGTCCCCTTCGTTGAACATCGGGGTCATGGAGTGGCCCCGTATCCAGAGGCCAAAGCCACAGGGCCCGATATCGACGCTGGCCGTCACATATTCGACATTGCCATCAAAGGTGGTGGCCTGTTCACAAATCTCGCGCCAGTTCCCTGCCTGCACATAACTGAGGATCGGGATACGGTTCCCCTGGGGAATCACCGCCGGCTCGACGTTGTGATAACCAGGCATGGCTTCTGGAGAAGGCCGTGCTGTCGCCTCCCCTTCACCGGTCAACAGCCAGTCAACGGTCACCCCCAGCGCTGCCGCTAAGTCATTGAGATAGCGGCCTTTAGGCTGGTTCAGACCAGACTCCCACTTTCCTACCGAAACGCCGGTTATGCCAATAGCTTTGCCTAACGCAGCTTTGGATAGGCCAAGGGCTGACCTTCTACTGAAAATTCGTTCTGAGATGTGCATTAACCTAGCTTAACTTTCGACACCAAACCTTAGGGTTCATTATTTCAAACCTTAAGGTTGCTTAAAGCAAAACCATAAGTTACGATTCGCTTATCAAAACTTAAGGTTGCACAGAGGTTGTATGAAAAAAACCGATGCCATCAACTACTTTGGCTCCGCAGCTGAGCTGGCGAAGAAGTTGAACATTTCAGAGGCCGCAATTTCGCAGTGGGGCCAAAACGTTCCCCAAGGCCGTGCCTACCAAATCGAAGTGCTGACCAGTGGCCAGTTGAAAGCCAACCCGGCGGCACCTTCTGCCCGCCCGGCGCAGTAAGGAGATCGCCATGACGATGGAAAGTCATCCTGTCGAGCCCATCACCGAGATACTGCGTGAGCTGGCGGCCATCAAGCAAGGGCTGGCCTTGCAAGCCCTGCCGGCCATTCCGCTCGATGCCTTTTTGGACATGCTGCTCGACGTCTACAAGTTCAAGCTCCCCAAGCGCACCGCCCAGGACATGATTGCCGATGGCCGTATTCCCATCATTCCCAAGCTGCGCGCCGGCGATCAGCCCTGGGTCAATCTGGTGCGCTGGCGCGAGATGGCCAGCGAGCCGGAGCAGTATTTCAAGCTGGTCAATGAGAACTCCGGGCGGCGGCTGGCAAGCCGTGCGCTGACCAAGAAGCCCACGTCCCGCTCTGTGGCTTGATCCCACAGTAGCGACTGCGAACAGGAGCCGAAAGTGTCTAACTGTCAACAAAACCTACACCGCCATTTCGCCAGCGCCTGCGACCGCTTCAAGCAGGTGCACAACCTGACCGACCTGGCCGCGCAGATCGGCATGAGCGCCGATGTGCTGCGCAACAAGTTCAACCCGGCGCAGGCGCGGCACAAGTTGACTGCGACTGACCTTATCGACCTCTACCGCACCACCGGTGACGACACCCTGTTCGACGGGCTGCTGTTTGATTGCCAACTGACGGCCGTGCGCCTGCCGGCGGCGGCGACCGCCGCACCAGAAGCGCGTGCCCAGCAGGCACTCAATGCGGGGGCCCAGATCCTGGGCGTCACCGCTCAGGCGACCACGCTGCTTGCCGGTGACCGCGTCACCAAATCCAACCGAAACACCGTTGTCTCCGGCATCTGGGCTGGCATCGAGCACTTGGTGCTGCTGGCTACCGAGGTCGAAGACCGCTTTCACGCCGTCCCTGGTCTTGCGTGTGCTGCCGACATGGCCCGCGCAGCCCTCGGCGCATAGGAGACCAGACATGAGATTGATTTGCCCCCATTGCGGATCTCGCGCCAGCACCCGCACCTCCACCAGGATGAGCCCGCTGTGCGGCATTGCCACTTACCAGTGCAGCAATGTGGAGTGCGGCCACACCTTCAAGGCGGGGTTCGAGATCATCGCGACCATCAGCCCCAGCGCCATGCCCAACCCGGCCATTGTGCTGCCCATGGTCCCACGCAGGACGAAGGCGGTGGCCCAATGAGCAGACTTCGCGCCGAACAAGCGGGGCTGATCCCGCTGCCGTTTTTGCTGTTCACCCGCGCCACCGTCGTCACCGATAGCGACGAGCCGGTGCTGCGCAACACCACTCGTTTTGATGGCAGTTACCTGGAAGACCAGCACGGCCGCCGCGGCGCCTTGCGCTTCCAGTCTGCTTGCCAGCCGCGTCGCCACTGGCTGGTCAGGCTGCTGCAGGCGTAACCAGAGGGGCCCCCCATGAACACCGCACAGGTAATCGAGTTCGCTCAACAACCCAACGCCGCAGAGGTGGCGCTGGCCGAGATGCGCGCCCAGTTCGGCCGCAATGGGGCGGCCAGCCGCTGGTCACGCCTGCCGGCCCGGACTCGCTCCGTGATCTGCTACGCCGCCGGGCTATCAACCACCTACGGCGGCCGCGAGCTGGCTCAGTTCGACATTGAACAACAGGAGGCACTTCGCCTCGCCCTAGGGGAGCTGCTCGCCACGCTGCACGAGTTTGATGGCGGCGTGCTGGACCGCCGTGAATGGCACCGCCCCACTGGCCGCGACGTGCCGACCGGCAGCGAGCGGGAGCAGGCAGAACACCAGAACAAGCAGCGCGCCTTGCTTAACGAGAAGGCGAGCACATTGGAAGGCCGCATCGCGGCGTTGAGAAGAGCGGCCAGGAACGGCCAATAAAAAACCCCGCTATCGGTGTTGACGCACCAGCGGGGTTTCCATCAGCAACTGAGGTAACTGATATGCGCAATGTAGCGATTTCGAACGCACTACGCAATGTGAAGGAGTGCCATTGGCATCTGACCAGACTGGCACGGCGCCGCAATATGACTCGCTCCGACGACATTGCGGCACAGCACCACGCCGCCAATGCACATGCCTGGCGCTCGCTCTGGCTGAACCTGAATACCAAAGGGGGCCGGCATGCGTGATGACCTGTTCGAACTGGAGCCGCCGCTCGATGAGCTGGGCGGTGGCGAATCTGGCCCAGCTCACATGCAGCCGCCGGCACCGGTCAGCCAGCTGACCAAGCACTGGGAAGTCGCCCAGGAAGAATTCAACACCTCGGGCAGCGATGCCCGCCGAAACCGCAATATCGCCCAAGAGCTGCTGGCCCTTGGCGCCATCCGCGCCGTGTACTGGCTGGCGCTGGGCAGCAACGAGGTTGCGTTGGCCAAAGAGATTGCCGAGTGGTGGGCAGAGTGCGAACCGCTCCACGGACTGGGGGAGACCATCAGATGAGCCACCAACAGCTGATCGACCAGTGGGTCGACAAAATGCTGAACGCCGAAGCACGCCTGCACGGCCTGCAGCTTGACCTGGTAGACCTGCGCGCAGATGGCCCCCATGGCCAGCGCACGCCGGCCAGAACCCATCTGACCTTGTGCCGCCAAGCCCGTCAGGCCGCCCGTCAGGCATCGAGCAAAGTCCAGTCTCTCTACACCGGAGGCGCCATCTAATGACTCACCAGAAACCAGCCCTGCACCATCGCAAATGGTCACCCTGGAGCCCTGCACCAAGTGCCGCCAGATGGCTGTTTGCCTGCCAGTCACCGGCCGGCACGGTCGCCGCGCCTATCCATACTGCGTCGAAACCTGCTGGCCACTGGCCCGCGCCGCCAGCGAAACCGTGGTGAAACAGGAAGCCGCCCGCATTTCGATGCGCTGCAGCTGCTGCGGCGAGTTCGGCCATGTGCGCCCGGTCATCCTGGCCGGCCATCGCCTCACCAGCCTCTCTTTCTGCGAGGCCACCTGTTGGTCTGATCGGCTTGCCGACATGGAGCTGGTGCCGACCTGCAGCGATTGCGGCCGCTACCTGCAGCCCAACGAGTATGCAGACCGTAAATGCGGGGTGTGCAAGTGATGGACGCCATCACCAACCTGCACGGCATCCAACTCCCCCAGCACTACCTGGTCGGGCACCATGCCATCAACATGGCCGGCGCAGCGGAGCAGCTGGCCCGCATCGAGTGGCACGTCGCCAAGCCGCTGGCCAAGCACTATCTGCACCGCTACCCGGCCAACCACAAGACCGCCAACATCTGGCTGCGCCGCATGGTGGATGCCTGTGCCGCCGCTCAAAGCCGCTTCCCCGTCCCGGTGATCGACCTGCGCAACGACGTGCGCCGCGAGCTGGTCGCCGCCGAGTGGGCGCGCCGTTGCCAGCAGTTGCTGGCGCGGGCCGGTAACGAGTGCACCCCCACCGAGCTGCTGGCCGATATCGGAGCCCAGGCCAAAGCGTGGCACTTCTGCCCAACCCTGCCGATCCACCCACGCACCAAGGTAGAACGCCTGCTGGAGCGCCCCCTGAGCCAAGAAGAGCGGGACGATCTGGCTGACGAGGTGGACAAGTTCGAAGGGGCCGCCGCCAGCCTGCTGGTGCGCCTGCTCGATGAGTCATGGTGGCTGCGCAAGATTAACCGCGCCTGGGCCATCTACTGCGAGCTGATTGCCATCCTCACCGGCCAGGTGCGCAAGGGGGTCAGCCCCTACGCCAGCGCCCACGCGGTGCGCGAGTTCACCCAGCGCAAGGCAGCACAGCAGGCATGGATGGCGGGCATGAGCGCCGTCAATGAAGAGCTGGGGCAAGAGATTGACCTGGCTGACGCCATCATGGCATCCGTGGCCAACCCGGAGATCCGCCGTCATGAACTGATGGTGCGCATGCGGGGGTTTGAAGACATGGCGCAGGAGCAGGGCAAACTGGGCCTGTTCCTGACGCTGACCGCCCCCTCCAGCTATCACGCCTGGCGCCAGGGCAGCAAAGACAAGTCGAAGACCTACCAGAACGACGATTTCAACGGCAGCACCCCGACCGACACCAATCGCTTGCTGTGCAAACAGTGGGCCCGCTTTCGGGCGGCGCTGGCCCGTGAGGGGATCATGGCCTTCGGCTTTCGGGTGGTCGAGCCGCACCACGACGGCACCCCGCACTGGCACTGCCTGCTATTCATCAACCCAGAGCGTCAGCACGACTTCCTGACCCTGCTCGCCTACCACTTTACCGCTACCAACAGGGCCGAACTCAAGATGCCAAACGGTGCGCAGCTAGATGCCCTGGCTGAGCTGCCCATCCGCAACAAGTTCCCACGCATCAAGTGGCTGCTGAATGTGGAAGACCAGGCCGTGGTGAAAGCCATCAACCCCAGGGTGAACTGGAAGGTGATTGACCCGACCAAGGGCAGCGCCACCGGCTACATCGCCAAATACATCGCCAAGAACATCGACGGCCACAAGGTGGGGATGGACTACGAGGCAGAGGCCCACGTCGACCACACCACCATCGCCGTGGCGGCCTGGGCCAGCTGCTGGCGCATCCGCCAGTTTCAGCAGATCGGCGGCCCCGCCGTGAGCGTGTGGCGCGAGCTGCGCCGCCTGGGGGACGAGGTGATCGAGTGGGATTGCATCCTCGAAGCCGCCCGCACCGCCGCCGACAACAACCGCTGGGGCGACTTCATCGACGCCATGGGCGGCATCGACCTGCCCCGCAAGGAGCATCTGATCCGCCTCTCCAAACGCCTCGATGAAGCCGCCAACAAATACGGCGAGGACGTCCTCAAGCTGATGGGGGTGATCACCGACATCGGCATGACCACCGCGGTCACCCGCACCGAGGGCTGGCAGATAGTGCGCAAGGGTGTCACCGGGTCGGGTTTGGGCGAGCAGCGCGAGCCTGCAGTGGGCGAGCGCAGCGAGTTGCAGTCAGGCGGCGGCAGCCGCCCCCCTCGGAGTTCTGTCAATAACTGTACGAAAGGATCCAAATCGGGGGTTAAAGGATCCGCTCTGGCTAAAGAGCTGAGCCGTATGGGTCTTGATGTGAGTAACGAAGACCTGCTGCTGCAGGGCTGCATCATCAACGCAGACGGCCAATATGTGCGACTGGTCGGCGATCGGCTGATTGTGACCCGCACCTGGCCGGGTGCCGGCGATGCCGTGGCCGACCAGCTGACCGCCGAGGTCGAGGCAGAACAGGCCAGCAAGCGGGCCGCCAGCAGCGACCAGCTGAAACAGCAGGCTCGCGATCTGGTGCACTCCGGCGGCAGCATCACCGACTGGCTGGCCGCCCTGCAGCTGGCCAAGGCCGAAGAGGCGATCGCCATCTTCACCCGCCTGCTGGATGACGAAGAGGACCGGGCCAGTTACCAGCCCACCGAACAGGAGCAGACCCGCGTCGCGAGCATGCAAGCCGACAACGACCGCCATCAGGCGGAGATTGCCAAGGCGCGGGCGCGCCTGGGTGTGGAGTGAGGGGATATATGCATCACGAACTGAAAATCCTGCCGGCCTACTTCCAGCCGGTACTGGACGGTACCAAACCGTTCGAGATCCGCGACAACTCAGACCGCAACTTTCAAGAGGGTGACACCGTCACCCTCAACGAATGGGACGGCGAACGCTACACCGGCCGTAAAGCCGCTCGAGTGATCACCTTCGTCACCGACTATGCCAAGCAGCCGGGGTTTGTGGTATTAGGGATGAAGGCTGTCGAAGATAACGCTGGCCGCCCTTCAAAGGAGGAGCTTGAGCTGCTGGCTGCGGCACTGACTGCCCAGGCTCGAGAGCTCAGAGACTGCGGGCCGGCAGAGTGGTCATCGTTCAGCGACATGGTCGAGGGCGCGCTCAACAATATCCGGGTCGATGTGGGGGTGATACGTGACTGACATCATCAACCGCAGCGACGTCGAACGCCTGCTGCCGCTCTGCCAGCGGCTCTGGCCCATCATCCAGCAGCAACCGCCGGGATCGGCGGGGCGTGCCGCCATCACCAGCACACTCGACAACATGCCGGCCGCTGACCGCCATATCTGCGATCTGCTGCTCGACCGTATGGAGCGGGTCATCCAATTCGAGGATACCTGGTTCCCCTTCTACCAGGGCGAACTGGACACCATCACCCCACCGAAGAAGGCAAAGCGGGTGATACCTGCTGGCCAGACGGCAAAGCAGGTCTGGAAGGACACCAGGGCGAGACAGGGTGCATATGCCAAAGGGGGATGCCGATGAAAAAGCCGAAAGATGCGAAGACCAGAAAGGAGGCACAGAGAAAGCGCCAGGCCGCGCTTGGCATCAAGCGGGTGGAGGTGGCGCTCTCTACCCGAGAGCGCGAGCAGCTGGAAACCCTGCGCCGGGCCAGATCCGGATCCGGTGAACCCTACAGCGCCGACGAGTACTTCAGCACCCTGCTGCGCCGTGACTGGGAACGCTGGCAGGAACAGGAAGCCGAGCTCAAGCAGCAGATCTGCCCGAACTGCGACTGTACGTTACCGGAAGGGTGTGGAGGAACCTTCAAGGGTGAGGCGGACTGCTGGCGTACCAGCGGGGACAAAACGCTGGCATTGTGACCGGTCACACAAGGCTGATACAGACAGTAATGAGCCGGATGACCAATTATGGCAACCAGATGTAAGCTTTTTCAAACGAAGCTTTAAAGGGGTACTCAAGATGGAACGTCTCAAAGATCTGCTGCTATCGCTGATGATGGAACCTGCGGTATTGCGGTTTCTGGGTGCCGGACTGACGGGGCTCTCTCTGCTTGCGATGGCACTGGGGGCCCGTTCACTGGTAGTGGACCGCCAGCTTGCCAGGGTGTCTAGCCAAATCCAGGCGCTCGCTGATGGCAGAGCGCCACTGCCCACGCCGCCCGGTATGTTTGCACAATGGCCCATCCTTCAAGCCATGCTCCCTGAAACTACGATTGGTTTCGTCGCTTGGCTCTGCATTCTGATGGTAGGAGCCCAACTCATCAGCTTAAGCAAAGACATCGGGCGTATGTACTAAGACAAAGCGAGACAAATAGAGTTTACAAGCAACAATTTGTTGCTACAATTCAATCCTAGATAGGCTACCAATGTTGGGGCATATCAACGAATCCGCCAGAGACAGCCGGAGATTGAGCAGGAGTTCAAACCACATGGCACAAACAGTACGCTTAGACGATGACTTCATCGCCGACGTGAAGATCCACGCGTCTGCCGCACATCGCTCTTTGCCGAAGCAGATTGAGTACTGGTCCAAGATCGGCCGTATGGTCGAGGACAACCCGGACCTGCCTTTTAGCTTTATCAAAGACGTGATGCTCGCCGCAGAGCAAGTCAAAGAAGGGCAAGTAACCCGCTATGTCAGAAGAACAAAACGAGATTGAGGTTTTTGAGTCGAACCTGTTCACCAAGCAACTCAAAAAGCTCTCTGAAAAAGACCTGAAAGTAGTGGAAGACGAGATCGAACGGGTCATTGATGACCCCGAGATCGGCGAACAGAAGAAGGGGGACCTGTCGTACCTGCGAGTACACAAGTTCAAACTCAAGGGACAGCTGGTGCTGCTGGGCTACGCCTGGAAAGACGCAGAGCTGCAGCTTTACCTGCTGAGCGTCGGCCCCCATGAGAACTTCTATGACGCCCTCAAAGAGCGTCGCAAGGCCGATTTGAAACTGATCGGCTGACCCTGAATGGGCCCTCTCGGGCCCATTTTTCTATCCAGGGGTGGTCAATCTGACCACCGACCCTTGACGGTCAATTTGACGGTCAAGGGTTATGGTCTGTGCATCGCATGACCGGGACCGTCAGATTGACGGGCCCAAAAGCCGACACATCGCAACGGCGGTCAAATTGACCGTCATTGTGAGTAGGTAGGCCGTGTATCTCGGGAAGGTCAAATTGACCGCCCCGGCAAGCTCGGCCACCACCCTGTGTATGTTTCCTGCCGAAACTAACGTCCTCTTCCCTGTGTAAAACCGGTACCCTGCCGGCGGTGTTGTGCTGCTGGGCGGGGTTGTTGTGGCTTATCCCGCCTTATTGGGGCTGATTGGGGGTTGATTGGTGTCGCGCTGTTGCGCGATACTGCGCGGGCAACGGCAAAATCCGTTGCCGGGATTGGCGTCCCGCTCAGTGAAGCGCACAACACGCGCCTGCGTGTTTTTTTGTGCGGCCCAGTTGTACCCGCAATCTCAGTTATGGCGGGCTGGGCAGGGGCCCTTCGGGGCGCCGGGTCTTTGCTGCCGGTACGCCAACCTTGCTCAGTTCGTCACCAGAGGATTGGCGTCGATGGTGGCGATTACCTTCACAGCAAAGGAATCCAAGCCATGAACAGCATCCGCTTCCATGACACCCAGTTCACCGTTATCCCCCATCACGGCCAACCCTGGCTGACCGCCGCCCAGATCGCCCAAGCCCTTGGCTATGCCCGTGAAGATGCCGTGAGCCGCATCTACACCCGCAATGCGGACGAATTTACCTCCAATATGACAACGACCGTCAAATTGACGGTCGTTAGGCAAACAGGCTCTGTAGAGATGGAAAATCGCATCTTCTCCCTGCGCGGTGCCCATCTGATCGCCATGTTCTCACGCACCGCACTGGCCAAAGAGTTTCGCCGCTGGGTGCTCGATGTGCTGGACCGCGAAACCGCCGCCCATCCGCAGCCCCTCACCGTACTGACCGACGACGAGCTGCATTCGCTGGCGTGGCTCTGGCGCGCCGCCGATTACATGATGGGGGCCGCCCGCCGCATCTATCCCCTGCTCGAGGTGGCCGAACACCGCGAAGCCGGCACCTACTACTCCATCATTCACGAATACCCGATGACCCTGGCCGCCGCCCAGCGCATCCTGGCCGACAAGACCCGCCATGTGCAGCCCGCTACCCACAGCAACCGCGACTGGAACAGGTTGATCCCCCACCTGCACCGCCTGCCAGCTGCAAAAAGTTGGTAATGTGACCGGTCACGCACCTCGGTGCGTGACCGGAGCGACCCCAAAGGGTAGTCTTTTGCATGGGGGCTCAGATGAGCCTTAACCTATATTATCTGCCAGCGGCCCCCCGCTAAAAACACCTAACCCATTAATTTTAAGGAAGAATTATGGCGCTTCTGAATCGTAGTGACCTGCAATATAGCTACTCTTGGACGGCAATATCACCTGATGATCCACGAGTAACAGGAACCCCTGATAACACCTTACTGAATCGTAATGAAGGGTATGAAGTTCTGTCGTTTCTGAACCGCTTGGCCAAAGCTAGTGAGTGGACTACCAAGGCTCCTGCTTTGAAAGCGGAAAGGCTTATCAAAAGCCATCTTCCAGGAGATGTGCGTAGCCATAAGAATGTCTGGAGCTGGCTTGTTGATAATTGGAAATCCTATCAATAAGGCTTAGAGCCCATCAAAAGAACTGGGGGCGTAATAGAGCCCCCAGTTCTTTTTGTACCATTGACATCCATTCCATTCTGCCAGGTGAATACGTGAAAGGATCTGACGGAAAGTGAAGGATCGCGAAAAGGATCTGGCAGGATGCGCGCGGCCAGTGCTGGCGCGGGGACCAGCCGGCCGCCAGCAGCCTTTCACCCGAATGGAAATCGACACAGGAAGCGCGCAGGCGAGGCGGGGTCTTGACTGCGCGCGCCGGGTGCTGAGGGGCCGCCGCCCCGGGGCGTCAGGGCGCTGAACGCCAGGCAAAACAAAGCCCCCTCGGTGAGGGGGCTTTCGTGACGCCTTGAACATACACAAACTCCAGATGTTCGATGTAACTTTAGCCTCGCCTATTCAGCCTGCCCTGTCAGATCTGACAGTCGGTATGAGGTGAACCGGATCACCTCCTCCCCTGCCCAGTCATTGAGCGCCAGCAGGCTGGCCTTGATGCTGTCGATCTCGTTGATGTCGAACACCTGGGCGGCCTTGGTCACATCGCCAAACCCGCCGGTGCTGTTCGGCATCACCCCCATCAGCTGGGGCGGTACCCGGTGGGTGGCCAGCTGGTCATCCCGGCTCACGTTCTTGATGCTCAGAAAGTCATCCTTGGCCGCCACCTCGGCCACCGGGATCAGCTTCACCCCATCCTTGCTGCCGTTCGGGGTGTAGAGCAGCAGATTGCGGAAGTTGCCGGGCCCCTTGCTCTGGCGCAGCGCCTCACGCAGGGCTGCAATGTCGTCCTCGTTCTGCACCGCGTCGGTGATGTGCATGATGAACCCGGCGTGGGAGCCGTTCTCGTAATACTTGCGGCGAAACAGGGTGGCCGACTCATTGAGCAGGGTGGAATTGAGCCCGCCGACATAGTCGGGGATGCCGTAAATCTCCTGATTGATGTCGCTCTCCATCACATGGCCCACCCGCCCGGCCGGCAGCGCCAGCTCCTGCCCGGGCTGGGCAATCCACCAATAGGTGTCCAAGTCCAGAGCGCGCCGGGTGTACTTGGCCCGCAGGTGGTCATAGCGCAGCACCCCGCCGAGCCGGTTCTGCACCGCCTGCAGATAGCCGTTGCCGAAGATCAGATAGTCCAGCGCCAGCCCGGTGAAGGCGGCCAGGCTCAGTTTCGGATGCGGGATGAAGCAGGAGCGCAGGATGTTGCGCTTCACCTGGATGGCAGAGGCATGGTGCACCCCGGCCCGGTAGACCCGCGACAAGCCATTGAGCGAGAGCGGAGGTTCATACCAGCGCCCGTTGTGCATGGCCTCCAGGTAGTCGAACACCTCCCGCTGACTGAGCACGGGCACCGGCTCGCCAAAGGTGAACGCCTCGATGGTCTGGCTGGTTGCGGCTTGGGTCGCCGTCACCGGCGAGGTATGGCGCTGCTGGCGGCGCTTTCTCATGCGAAAATCTCCATCATGCTGGTATTGGCACCGGTGGCACCTGCCAGCGGTTCGTGTAACAGGGCCTGCATCGTTGCCCAGGCAATATCGGCGTGGCTGGTTTCCTCTGACCGGCTGGCCTCAAAGGTCGGCATCTTGCCGGCAGTTACCCCACGACGGATGCTCATAAAGGCCTGCGCGAGGTCAGTCCAACCGCTGTCGAACTCCAGCCGCCCCTTATCGATAACATCCATCGCCTTCATGACCATGCGGATCTTGACGCTCGGGTTGTAGTGAATCTCCGTGACAGCTGGATAGAACTGGCGCACCAACTGCAGCACCCCCTCACCGATCCCGGTCGAATCGATCCCGATGTAGGCCACGTTGTAGCGCAGGGTCATCTGGCGGATTGCCTCGGCCTGGGCCGCAAAGTCCATCCCGCTCCAGCGGTGGCGCTCGAGCACGCGAAACTTGCCGCCGGGTACCGCCGGCGGTGCCAGCACGACGCAGCCGGCACTATCGCCCTGGCCGCCCTTGGCCGGGTCATAGCCGATCCACACTGGCCGGCAGCCCAACGGGCGAAGCGCAAACGGCTTGTAGTCATCCCACAGCTCCCAGCTATCGACCATGCAGCGCTGCAGGCTGGCAAGCGGGAACACACTGGCCGTGTCATCCATGAACTCGCACATCAGCAGGTTGCGGTATTCATCCTCGGAATACTCGCCGCGCAGCTGGTCAAGATCGAACAGGTCACAACCACCGCGCACCGCATCTTCGACCGTGACAATCTGCCGCCACTGACCATCGGCGCACAGCTTGCCGCTGGCCAGATTGGCGTGGCTCAGGTCAATCTCGACCCGGTCAGCCTTCGCCTTGCCGCGGTTGAAGTTGGCACCAGACCAGAATGCATAGGCGGGATGGGAAAGGCTGGACGGGGTGGAAATGTAGGTCTGGCGCCACTTCTTGTGCATCGCCATACCGGAGGCCACCTTGCGGAACTCCAGGAAGCCATGGATCCAGAAGTACTCATCCATGTAGATGTTGCCGTGGTAGCTCTGGGCGGTGCGGGCGTTGGTACCGAGGAAGTAGAGGTGCGCCCCGTTCGGTAGCACCATGGGGTCACCTTTCAGCTCTACCCCTTCGTCCCTGGCAAACTGGATGATGTACTGCTTGAGCACGTGGGCCTGCGCCTTGCTGGCAGACAAGAAAATCTGATTGCGCCCGGTCACCAGGGCGTCGATGAACGCCTCGAAACCGAAATAATACGTTGCACCGATCTGGCGCGATTTGAGCAGGTCGCGGATCCGGTGCCACTTCCCGGCCTCATGCCACACACGCTGGTAACCAAACATGGTCGACTCGAAGCGCTCGATCAGGCGGGCTTGCTGCTCAGGCTCCACCACATTGCGCACCGGCGCCTTCTTCGGCCCTTTGTTGCGGTTCGCCACCTTCGGGTTGAGGTCGGCCTCGTTGCCGCCGTTGCTATACCGGTTGACCCGGGCGATCCGCTCCAGCTGGCGGCCCAGCAAGTCAATCTCCTTGAAGTCGCCGCCGGTCTTCACCTCTTTGGCGATCAGCTGGCACATCCGCGATTCAATGGCGAAATCGACCCGGTCAATGGGTTTGATGTCATCCCAGCCGTCGCGCTTCTTCCAGGTCGAGACAGTCCCCTCTGGCACAGCCAGCAATTCAGCGATGGCGCGCAGCGGGTAGCCCTGGAAGAACAGGTGCATGGCCTGCCGTCTGGGTTCGATATGGGGGAAAAGTAAGGGTGCTGTAGTCATGGCGCCAGTCTACCCAGCCAGACCAACCGCCAACGCCCCACCGCCATTGTGTAGCGCCCCTACACAATGGCGGCCGATTGCACGATCCCGCCGCTCACCCAGACCATAACCGCGACATCACCACCCAATCACCAAAGGGATCCCAGCTCATGCCTAAGTCCAAATTTTTCCGCGTCGCCGTCGAGGGGGGCACGACCGACGGGCGCACCATCACCCGCGAGTGGATTGAACAGATGGCCAAGCGCTACAACCAGTCCACCTACGGCGCGCGGGTCAATATGGAGCACATCCGGGGCTATGACCCGAACGGTCAGTTCAAGATGTACGGCGACATCATCGCAGCCAAGACCGAAGAGGTCGACATGGAAGGTGAAAAGCGCCTGGCCCTGTACGTGCAGATCGACCCAACCCCCGAGCTGGTCGAACTGAACAAGAAACGCCAGAAGGTTTACACCTCAGTCGAAATCCACCCCAACCTGAACGAAAAGGGCGCCTACCTGATGGGGCTGGCCGTCACCGACAGCCCGGCCAGCCTTGGCACTGAAATGCTGGAGTTCTGCAGCAAAGCGAAGGTCAACCCGCTGGCCGAGCGCAAGCAGCATAAGGAGTGCCTGTTCACCGAAGCGCTGGAAACCGTCATCGAATTCGAAGACGAAGGCGACAAAGGTCCCGGCCTGCTGGAGCGGGTTACCGCGCTGTTCTCCACCCACAAGAAGCAATCCACCGCCGATTTCAGCGACGTGCACCAAGCCGTCGAAACGGTGGCAAAAGAGGTCACCAGCCTCGATACCGGCATGCAGAAGCAATTTGCCGAGCAGGCCCAGACCATCACCGAGCTGACCAGCAAGCTGGAAACCACCACCAAGGCGCTGGCCGATCTCACCGCCAACCTGGAAGGCCAGGAAGAGCTCAGCCACAAACGCCAGCCGGCCACCGGTAGCGATGGCGCCACCATTCAAACCGACTGCTAAGGACCATGCCCAATGCGTAACGAAACCCGCCAGAAGTTCAACGAGTTCACCGGCCAGGTGGCCAAACTCAACGCTATCACCAGCGCCATGGTGCAATTCAACGTGCAGCCGACCGTCCAGCAAACCTTGGAAACCAAGATGCAGGAATCGGTGAAATTCTTGGAAATGATCCAAGTAATCCCGGTGCCGGAGATGAAGGGCGAAAAAGTCGGTATCGGTATCGGCAGCACCATTGCTGGCCGCACCGATACCAACACCGAAGATCGCGTACCCAATGACCCGAGCGCCCTCTATCCCACTGGCTACGAGTGTGCCAAAACCAACTACGACACCAGTCTGGGTTACAACAAACTGGATATCTGGGCCAAGTTCCCCGACTTCCAGACCCGCATCCGTGACGCCATCCTCACGCGGCAAGGGCTCGACCGCATCATGATCGGCTGGCACGGCACCAAGGTTGCGCCAAAAACCAACCGCACAACCTATCCATTGCTGCAAGACGTCAACATCGGCTGGCTGGAACACATCCGTGTGGATGCACCAGCCAAAGTGATGGATGAAGGTGACGAGGGCTCAGGCAAGATCTACGTCTACCAACAGAAGAACGACGCCGACACCAAAGAAGGCGACTACCAAAACCTCGACGCCGTGGTGTTCGATGCCGTCAACGAGATGATCGCTCCCTGGTATCAGGACGATACCGACCTGGTGGTCATCTGCGGTCGTAAACTGCTGGCCGACAAGTATTTCCCCATCATCAACAACGCAGCCAGCAACCAGGACAAGCTGGCCGGCCAGGTGCTGGTGAGCCAGAAGCAGATCGGCGGCCTCAAAGCCGTGCGCGTCCCCTTCTTCCCGGAAAACGCCATGCTGGTCACCAAGCTCGAAAACCTCTCCATCTACTGGCAGGAAGGCGCCCGCCGCCGTCACATCCAGGAAGAACCGCAGCGTGACCGCATCGTCAACTACGAGAGCTCCAACGACGCCTACGTGGTAGAGGACTACGACTGCGTCGCCCTGATCGAAAACATCGTCATCGGGCCGAAACCGGCCGCCGGCGGTTAAGGGGGCTGCATGAATTCACCTGCCCGTCGCAACCGCGAACGCAAATTGGCCGCCCTGCAAGGGGCGGCCAATCCCCAGTTCGACCAGATGCGCGCCAACGCCTACGAGCTGCAGCTGATGCAGCTGGCCGAACACCGCCGCACCCTCAAAGGCATCCAGAGCATCGAACGCAAGATCGACGCAAAGCGCCCCATGCTGGCCGTCTATCAGCCGTGGATTGATGGCGTGCTGGCCGCCGACCGGGGCGGACAAGATGACGTCCTGGTCACCGTCATGCTCTGGCACCTCGACACCGGCGATCTCGAAGGGGCCCTACCCATGGCCTCCTACGTGATCCGCCATGGCCTGAGCACCCCCGATCGCTACGAGCGCACCGCCGCCACCATGATCGCCGAAGAAGTCGCCGACACTGCCATCAAGCAGCAAGAAGCCAGCGCGGGCCCCTCCCTGCCCCTGCTCAATCGCTATCTGGCCCTGTTGGCCGACTGCGACATCTTCGACCAGGTGCGCGCCAAGCTGCACAAGGCGGTGGGCCGTGCCTGCCTCGCTGATGGGCTCAAGCAGCAGGCCGCCGAGCACTACCGGCGCGCCATCGAGCTGCATGACAAGGTCGGCATCAAAAAAGAGCTCGAAGTGCTCGAGCGCGAACTGAAAAAAGAACAGCAGCCCGACGCCACCGGCGGCGGCAGCTAACCGAGCGAACCCCGCACCCTGGGCGGCTCGGGCCTGACGAATGCGTTTCGCATACCAGACGGCCCGACCACCGCCCAACAAACGGGCTACCACCAGAACCAGGAGCACCATGAGCACCGGATTCATCGCCACCGCACAGACCGCACCGGATGAAGGGCAAGTCACCAGCGATCCGTTCTGGCCGGCCATCTCACTGGCCGACCTGCGCGACACCGTCAGGCTCGATGGCACCGTCACCACCAAGCGCCTCACCCACGCCGTGATCGACGCCGTCACCAGCGTCAACCGCGATCTGGCCCAGTGGCGCACCGCTCGCCAGGCCGAAGGCCACGCCACCCTGGCCGCCGTGCCGGGCGAACTCATCAACAACGAATCAGCACACCTGCACAGCTACCGGCGCGCCGTCTACGCCATGACCCGCGCCAACCTGCTGGAACGCTACACCGACTACAGCGCCACCGGTGACGGCGTCAAAGGAGCAGACGCCAAAGTGGTCAGCTCCGATGACCTTTACCGCGACGCCCGCTTTGCCATTCGCGACATCATCGGCACCACCCACATCACGGTGGAGCTCATCTGATGCAGCTGCGCAGCCAGCAGGGTGACACCCTCGATCTCATCCTGTTCCGGCATTACGGCTACACCGCAGGCATCACCGAGCAGGTGCTCGAACTCAACCCCGGTTTGGCCGAGCTCGGCCCCATCCTCCCGACCGGAACCCTCATCACAATGCCAGCGGCCCCCACCCAGGCCGAGCAGCCGCTGATCCAGCTATGGGACTGACCATGAGCCGCCTCGACGACGAACTCGAACGACTGGCCGACATCAGCGAGCAGCAACTCGCTGCCCGCATCCACGCCGCCCGCATCAGTGGCACCGGACCGCACTACTGCATCGACTGCGAAAACCCCATCCCGCAGGCGCGCCGTGAAGCGATCCGGGGCTGCGAACGCTGCGCCGAGTGCCAGACCATCCACGAATTTCAAACCGCTCGCCACTACGGCGGCAAACGATAAAAACAGGAGAGCACGATGCCAGAACCGATTTCATCCAGTGCAGCAACCAGCACCCTCACCGGTCTGGCGCTGCTGTCCCTCTTCCCGGGCGTAGACCCCGGCGTCCTGCTCGGTGCATTCGCCGGGGCGCTGGTGTTCATCGCCACCACCGCCGAGCTTGGCAACCTGCGCAAGGCGGGCCTGTTCGTTGCCGCCTTCGTGGCGGGCGCGCTGGCGGCCCCGCTGGTTGCCGCCATGCTGGCCAGCGTGCTGCCGCTCAGTGTCGAAGTCCCCAGGGCCGTCGGCGCCATGCTGGCCTCGGCGCTGGCCGTCCACCTGCTGCAGTGGATCCTGCGCAAAACGCCAGAAGACCTGCTCAAACTCCGCAAAGGGGGCTGATATGCTGACCATCCTCTACGCCATGATCTGCACCGCGATCGCCATGCGCATCGCCACCTTCAACCGCAACGGGGGCGACTATCGCCCCCTGCCGGCACTGCTGGCATGGGTCATCACCGTCGCCGCCGGGTCCGTGCCGCTGCGCGTCCTGCTCGGGGTCATGCCAGCGCCAGACCCGGCCGCGGTGCTGCTGGCAGCCGTCCTGCTCACCGCCCTGATCGGCTCTCGCGGATCCGTCATGCGCCTGCTGCCACGCCGTCGCCAACAACCGACCACCGCCAGCCACCTGAACGGGAGGTTTCAACCATGAGCCTGAAAAAAGGGGATACCGGCGCCGCCGTCGCCGATCTGCAGCGCCGCCTGACCAAGGCCGGCTATCCGGTCGAGCCGGATGGCTGGTTTGGTGGTGCCACCGAGCAGGCCCTGCTCGCCTTCCAGCAGGACTACATGATCGCCGCCATCGGCCAAGCAGGCCCCCGCACCATGGCCGCCCTGCTCGGCAGCGAGCGCGGCAACCAGTTGCGCATCGATGACATGCAGGCTGGCGCAGACTTGCTGGGCCTGCCGCTTGCCACCATGGCCACCGTTGCCCAGGTCGAGAGCATCGGCGAAGGCTTCACCCAAGACCAGCGCCCGGTGGTGCTGTTCGAGCGGCATGTGTTCTACAAGCAGCTCACCAAGCACCTGGGCAAGGCCACCGCAGACCAGATGGCCGCCAGTTATCCCAACCTGGTCAACCCCAAGCGCGGCGGATATGCCGGCGGCTCGGCGGAGTGGGAACGCCTGCAACTTGCCATCAGCCTGCACCGGGATGCCGCCATCGAGTCGGCCAGCTGGGGCATGTTCCAGATCATGGGCTACCACTGGCAGGCGCTGGGCTTTACCTCTGCCGGCGACTGGCAGACCGCCATGCAGCGCAGCGAAGTCGACCACCTCACCGCCCTGTGCCGCTTCATCCAGCAAGACCAAGCCATGTACAAGGCGCTGCAGGGCCGTAAATGGGCCGACTTCGCCCGCCGCTACAACGGGCCGGCCTACAAGGACAACGACTACGACACCAAGCTGGCAAAGGCATACGACCACTTTGCCAAGGTCTATCCGGTGAAGGAGGTGGCGGATGTGGCTTAACCTGCTGCGCTCCCCCCTCACCTGGTTGCTGCTGGCGCTGGCCATCGCCTTGGCCGGCTGGGGCTGGTCTGCCACCTCGGCAGCGGCCGCCAGGGGCAAGGTCGATACCCTGCAAAGCGACCTCAAGGCCGCCAACGACAAGGCCAAAGAGGCCGAGCAGCGGGAAAAGCTCAAAGACGGGGCAATCGACCACCTCACCGGTGAACTGACCGCCCAGGCCGCCGCCGCCGCCACGCTGCAGCGCCAGCTTGGCGATCTGACCATCACGGCCGCCACCCGGGCCGACACCATCAAGAGGCTCAAACGTGAAAATGCAGAACTCAAGGAGTGGGCTGATCGCCCTCTGCCTGATCCTGTTGTCAGGCTGCTCAAGCGCCCCACCATCACCGGCGCCGCAGATTATCAGGCTCACCTGTCAGGGGCTGACACCCTGCCAGCTGCCGCCGGCCAGCCCGGCCAATAACGGCGATCTGCTCGACCAGCTGACCCAGACCGAGGCCGCCTGGGCCACCTGCGCCGCCCAGGTCGACAGCCTCATCGCCTGCCAGCAACGGCACCTGAATGGGAGGGAAAATGGAAAAGCCAAAACAGATCCGTGAGGTACTGACCAGCTGCGTGCCGCACCTCAAGACCAACCCGGACAAGCTGCACATCTTCATCGCCCCGGGCAACGTCGAAAGCACCGGCGCCCGCTCGCTCTCGTTCGAGTGGCAATACCCGCTCACCATCGGTATCGAGGACTTTGCTGGCCACCCGGACCAGATCATGGTGCCGCTGCTGGCCTGGCTGCGCCAACACCAGCCCGAACTCATGACCAACGACGAGCAGCGAAAGGAAGGCATCACCTTCGAGGCGGAATACCTCGCCAACGACCTGATGGACCTCATCATCACCGTCAAGCTGACCGAGCGGGTCAAGGTGTGGCAAAGCGAACAGGGGATTGGCTGGGAGCATCTGCCAGAACCGCCAGAAGACCCCTATGACGGCATTACCTGGGAACTCTTTATCAACGGGGCGCATCAGCCATGGCCGCCGACGACCTGAGCCGCCTGACCAATTGGGCCAATGGCCTGCTGGCAAGCATGGAGCCAGCCGCCCGCCGTCAGTTGGCCGGCGAGATGGCCCGCACCTTGCGCGCCAGCCAGGCCAAGCGGATCCGCGCCAACATCCAGCCAGATGGCAACCCCATGGCCCCGCGCAAGCCACAACCCAAGCTGAAGAAAAACCGGGGACGCCTTCGCCGCAAGATGTTCTTCAAGATCAGCAACACCACCTGGCTCAAAGCCCGCGCCAGTGAACAGCAGGCCGTGGTGGAGTTTGTCGGCACCGCCAATCAACTCGCCACCATTCACCAATATGGCCTCAAAGACCGCATCAAGGGCCGCGAGATCAGCTATCCAGCGCGGGAGCTGCTGGGCATCACTACCGAAGAGGTAGAAAGGTTGGAAGAACTACTGCTGGCCCAACTCACTAAAGGGCTATAACAGCCGCCATTGTGTAAGCGCGCTACACAATGGCCGTTCCTCGCCTTACCGGCCATTGCCCAAAACAATGGCCCCATGCAACTGACCCTGATCGAACTCCAACGCCAGCTCGACAACCTGATCCGCATCGGCACCGTCACCGCCGTGCGCTCAGGGAAATGTCGCGTCAAAACCGGCGACATCATCACCAACTGGCGGCCCTACATCACCGAACGGGCCGGGAATAACCGCACCCGTCATCGCCTCTCCATCGGCGAACAGGTCATGTTGTTGTCAGTCAGTGGCGATCTGCGCAATGCGTACATCGTGGGCTCCCTCAACGCCGCCGCCGCAGACGAGCCACTGGCTGACGATAACAATCCAGACCTAGACCGCACCGAATACAGCGACGGCGCAATCATCGAATACAACCCGCAAACCGGCGAGCTCAATGCCACCGGCATCATGGCGGCAAAAATCAAAGCCAGCGTCAGCGTGACGTTCGACGCCCCCAAGGTCATCTGCACCAACCTGCTACAGGCCAAGCGCGTGATCAGTGAAACCGCCAAGGTCGGCACCGTCGAAGTCGGTACCCACGGCCACAAAGAGGTGCAGCGCGGCAGCGACACATCAGGGGGCCCGGTATGAACTGGCTCGGCATGAATGCAGCCACCGGCCGCACCATCAGCGCCACCGACCACATCATCCAGTCGGTGCGCGACATCCTCATCACCCCGGTGGGCTCGCGGGTCATGCGCCGCGACTACGGCAGCGAGCTGTTTTACCTCATCGACCAGCCCCTGCACCAAGTCACCCGCCTGCGCCTGATGGCCGCCACCGTGCAGGCCCTCATCAACTGGGAACCGCGCATCACCATCACCCGGGTTGACGTGCTGATTGGCGCCACTGCCGGCGCCTTGACCATCGAGCTCACCTGGCAACGCAAAGATGGTGGAGCCCAGGAGTCTGCCAGCATCACCATCCAAACCGGAGCCGCCCAGTGAGCACCATCACCCTCTCCCAACTGCCGCAGCCCGATGTGATCGAACTGCTGGACTTCGAGACCATCCTGGCCGAGCGCAAAGCCTACTTCGTCAGCCTCTACCCGGCAGACCAACAGCCCAGCGTCGAAGCTACCCTGGCACTCGAATCAGAGCCCATCACCAAGCTGCTGCAAGAGAATGCCTATCGAGAGCTGATCTTGCGCCAACGCATCAACGATTCCGCCGTCGCCAACATGCTGGCGTGGGCCAAAGGGAGCGACCTCGACAACCTGGTGGCCAACTGGAATGTGCAGCGGCTCATCATCCAGCCGGGTGACCCCACCGCCACCCCGCCGGTGCCAGAAATCGAGGAAGATGACGAAGCCCTGATCCTGCGCGCCCTGATGGCGTGGGATGGCCTCAGCGTCGCCGGCCCGACCGGGGCCTATGAGTATTTCGCTCTCTCTGCTGATGGCAAGGTGGCAGACGCCAAAGGCTCCAGCCCATCGGGCGCCGTGGCCATTGTCACCATCCTCAGCACCGAAGGGGACGGCACCGCCGACGCGGCGCTGATTGCCAAGGTCGACAAAGCCCTGAGTCACGAAGACAAGCGCCCGGTGGCCGACCGGCTCACCGTGCAGAGCGCAGGCATCCTCCACTACAGCATCACCGCCAAGCTGCATATCAGCAGCCAGGGGGCAGAGGGCGACGTGATCCTGCAAGCCGCCCGCGACAAGCTGGCCGCCTTCATCAACCCGCGCCGGCGCATCGGCATCGAGGTGCCGCGCTCTGCCATTGATGCAGCCTTGCACGTGCAAGGGGTCAGCAAGGTCGACCTGATCGGCTGGGCTGACATCACCCCCAGCCCCACCCAGGCGGCCTACTGCACCGGCTTCACCGTGGAGCGGGCATCATGACTACCCTGCTGCCACCCAGCACCAGACGTACCGAACGCAACCTGGCCACCGCCGGGGAGCAGGCCATGCAGTTGCCGCTCCCGTTTCGTTCACTCTGGTCACCCTGGACCTGCCCAACCCGCCTGCTGCCCTATCTGGCCGCCAGTTGGAGCGTTGATCGCTGGGATGACAAATGGCCAGAGGCCACCAAACGCCAGGTCATCGCCAACAGCTACTTTGTGCACAGCCACAAAGGCACCATCGGCGCCATCCGCCGGGTGGTAGAGCCGCTGGGCTACCTGATCAGGGTACTGGAATGGTGGCAAGAAACCCCGAACGCAGACCCGGGCACCTTCAAGCTCGACATCGGCGTGCTCGACACCGGCATCACCGAAACCATGTACCAGGAGCTGGAACGGCTGATCGCCGACGCCAAGCCAATGACCCGCCATCTGACCGGCCTTGCCATCAGCATGGAAACCCGCGGCCAGGTTTACATGGGGGCTGCCTGTCACCTGGGGGAAGAGCTCACCGTGTACCCATATCAGCCGGGCCCCATCGTCGTGACAGGGATGGATGTGTTCGGTGCTGCGGTGCACACCATCGACATCACCAGCATCAGCACAGAGGCCGGCGAATACCACTTCAACAAATGGGCAGTTGCCGTTGAATCGGCATGTGCCCTCGGATTCTCGGAGGTAACCAATGGCGTCCACTAACCAGGGCGATGACGCCGTCGCACGGCTTGATGCAGCCGTCACAGCGTTTGAAGACATCCTGACCGGACCGGAAGGGCAAACCGTGCCGGTACCGGGTAAAAACCCGCAACCAACCCTGGCCGAGCGCGTCAAACAGAACCTAAAGCCCAGCACAGATGCGGCCGCCGGTTACGCAAGCCAAGCGATGGCTGGCGCCAAGGCAGCAGACGAATCAGCCAAACTGGCCTCGCAGATAACCGGACTTGGCACAGTAGAGGACGCGATCGCGCTGGCCGGCATGCCTTTACCGGATGTCTGGTCTCCCTTGGTCGACAATCTGCGGCTCATCACCGGCAAGGGGCGGGATGTGCTGGTTGGTGCTGATGTCGTTGCCCGTTATTGGCAATTCGAGAGACTCAGTGCTGCGACAGAGCGCCAGAAGGATGGAAAGCTGCGCCTCGTTCCAGCCGGCGAACCACGTTACGAGGGTGGTTTTCTGGTCAAAGAGCGAGGCTCCACCAACATGAATTTCCCTCATGACGCCAGTTCCGGCTGCGTAGGAACAAGAGGGACCGTTGAGGTGACAGCAGGATCCGGCCTTCTTGGGGAGGCTCAAACCACCAAGTTCAGGGAGGATACCTCTGACGGGCCTCATTACATGTGGCTGAAAAACACCGCCGGATTCACTGTCGGCGATGTCGTCTCAATCACAGCTGAAGTTGTGCCACTGAAAGCAGGCATCGACAAGATACAGATTGGCGGCGACAACTTCGGTGCACCGACCAAGGTGACCTACGATGTTCCACCGTCACAACTTGGCAAGCCCATGGTCATCACCTACACAGGGACGGCAACCGCCACCACCCTGCGTGGATACATATGGGCAATGGTCAGCGGGCAAACCCAATGGCTTGGTGATGGCAGCGTCAACTTTGAAGTGTTGTCTGTTCAGGTAGAAAAGGGACCACCGACCTCTCTCATCCCAACCACAACTGCCGCCGCAACAAGAGCTGCTGAGCTTGTTTGGCTGCCTGGGCCAGCAAATAACCCGGGTTATGGAAGGAGCAGGACTTACGCGGTGGAGTTTGAAGTCATCAGCGCCAGCACAACAGGCTATATCCCACTTTTCTGTGATGGTGTTCATCCAACTCGTCATTTTCTTGGGGTATGGGTAGATGGCGCTCTCATCGCAACAAATGACTACACGCCAGCAAGATTACTCGCCCCACCACTACAGAAGCGAAATGTTATGGCTGCGTCATTTAACTACGACGGAGGCTATGCCGCATTAAGCCTGAATGGTGGACCAGTCGTGAAATCACCCACGCCTTGCACCATCAAACCGGGTCAATCAGAAGCTGCCTATGAACGCTTGGAGATAGGGTCTCTTGGTGGTTGGGGTCATGTATCAAGTATCCGATTGCGCAACTTCCGCCAATGGAATCGCCCTGCATCTGACACGCAGTTGAGGGGGATTAAGTAATGCACATGACAGACCTATACCTGCGAGCCACTGACGAATCCACCATGGCCAGCGCACTTCTGGAAGCGGGTTTTAGCCATGACGCCGAAACGGGTGTGTTCTACGAAGCATCGTCGGCCATCGATGTGATTGGGGACATTTACCGCCCAACCGGTGAAGTAACCCTGATTGATGGGGAGTCGGTACCGGTGTTTGAAAAGATTCCTGGTTACCACGTCAACGTACGCACCACATCTGACGCGGTGGCAGCACAACTCGCACATTTGAAAACTGACCCTGCCACCCCGCTCAGGGTCTGGGCATAAGGAGCCACCATGGCAAACTTTTTCGCAATCCTGACCAACGCCGGCGCGGCAAAATTGGCAAACGCTACTGCGCTGGGCATCCCGCTGAAATTGACATCGATGGCAATTGGTGACGGCAACGGGCAGCCGGTAACACCGGATCCGGCAGCAACCAAGCTCGTCAACGCCAAACGCACGGCGCCACTCAATGCCCTGTTTGCAGACCCGCTCAACGCCAGTCAGTTGGTAGCAGAACAGATTATTCCTGAAACCGTTGGCGGGTGGTGGATCCGTGAACTAGGCCTGTTCGATGACGCCGGCACCCTCATCGCCGTGGCCAACTGCCCTGACACCTACAAGCCGCTGCTGTCTGAAGGGTCTGGCCGTACTCAGGTTATTCGCATGGTGCTGATTGTCAGCAGCACCAGTGCAGTGGAACTCAAAATTGACCCGGCCGTGGTGCTGGCAACTAGAAAATACGTCGATGATGCACTGGCCGCCCACAAGCAGAGCCGTGACCACCCGGATGCCAGCGAGACTGAAAAGGGTTTTACCCGCTATGCTGCCCAGGCCGAAGTCAATGAGACTGTCACCGCCAATCAGAAGGCTGATGCCGTTGTCACAGTGAAAACCCTATGGGGCTGGGTCAAGCAGGCCAGTGAAACCGTACTCGGCATGATGAAGGTGGCGACCCAGGCGCAAACCGATGCGGGTACCTCTGACGCAGTGACCATCACCCCGAAAAAACTCAGGTCAGGCATTTCTTTCATGCTCGGTTCGGTCGGGTATATCTGCCTGCCATCCTGGATGGGAGGGGTCATCATCCAGTGGGGAACTGGCATCGGTGCATCAACCTATGACTTCGGGATATCCTTCCCTATTGCATTCCCAACTGCGTGTTGGGCCGCGACTGTTTCATGTGATTACACACCCGAGACAGGAAGGGTTGGATACGTTGCCTGTAAAAAGGAAAGAACAAGGCTTGTTTGCCGTTCTAGTGACACACTGTCAACAAACTGGATTGCAATTGGAATTTAGAGAGGGGCAATATGATACTATTTTCAGCATCAACCATGGGGTTTTATGATACTGATATACACACAGTAGATGGCATCCCAAAAGACGCTAAAGAGATAAGCAGGGAGTTGCGGGATGAAATGGTTAAAGGACAAGGTCAGGCTAAGTTAATTGCCGACGAAAATGGGTACCCATCATTGCAGGAACAATAAAGTAGCAAAAAGCCAAGATACCAAGCAAGTGCATGGAATCTTGGCTTTTTCCATTAACAGTTATCAGAAACAAGTGTATAATCGCCCAGTTATTTTATTGGGGATTAATGAATGAATAGGGATGTAGGCGTAGATATATTGAGGATACTGGCCGCATTTATGGTCGTTGGTATACACACCATACCATTGTATACCGGCGAAGGTGGTATAGCAGATAATATAAACATGTGGCTGCAAGCAGCGGTTAGGTCTGGTCTGCCGGTGTTCTTTATTATATCTGGGGCATATTTACTAACATCAAACATAAGAGATGTTCCCAAGTGGTATATAACTAGATTTTCTTCAATCCTGATTCCATTTATTACGTACGCATATATACACTTTGCATTCACAATGAACATTAACATATTTGATGCATTAACATTAAAGTTGTTTGCAAAATCGTTGTTGACGAGTCAGACATCAATATCGGCTCATTTCTGGTTTGTATACGTAATGGTGGGCCTGTATTTATTGGCGCCTGCACTGAGTGCAATGATGCAAGGGATGACCGCAGAGGGAGCAAAGAGAGCGCTTGTTATAATTTTAGTTTTGCATGGAATTAGCTCTAACTATCCAGTGATTCAGCATGTAACTAACGTTCCGAATATTTTCCTGATACCGGATATGTATATTTGGATGTTGTATTTCATTTGTGGTGGGTTGCTATATAAATGCAAGGATATGTTTTCATTCAAAGAATCTTGGCTAATGGTTTTATTTGGCTTCTTGATGACTGCTTCATTGACTTGGATTACACCTAACAAATATGGAATTACATTCCAGCAGTATGATGTGAATGTAACCATGGTGGTTTTTACATCCGGTTTGTTTTTGCTTTTCTCAAAAAAATCAGACTTACTTTGCTGCATAAGTGAAAAAGCGATAAATTGTATTTCTTATGTGGGAAGAAAAACATATGGAATATATCTTATTCACATACTTGTTTTAGGGGTGATAATTAGGCATGCACCAAATGTAAACATAGTCTTAAACTCGTATAACGCGAATATAATTCTTACTGTTATGTGTTTTGGTATATCTCTGTTCATGGCTGCATTTATTGATATACCACTAGAATATATAGTAAAAAAAATAAGAAAACTAAGCAGCTAATCGCTTAGTAAGTCCAATCAGCACCCCGCCCAGCGCGGGGTGTTTCGTAACTGCCGCCAAACGCCACCTTGTCACCGCCTGACCATTGTGTAGCGCCGCCACACAATGGCAGCAGCTCGCCTGCCATCCCCAGCCCCTGCATCCTGACCATGCTCGCATTTCCTTGCAAAAGCTCCGTCCGGACAACAGGAGAACCTATGGCACTGGACCAATTTCACCACGGCGTACGCGTCGTGGAAGTCAACGAGGGCACCCGCACCATCCGCACCGTCGCCACGGCGGTGATCGGCATGGCCTGCCACGGCGAAGATGCGGATGCTACCTACTTCCCGCTCGGTAAACCGGTGCTGATCGCCAACCTGCCGGCAGCCATCGCCAAGGCAGGCACCCAAGGCAACCTAAAGCGCTCGCTGCAAACCATCTATGACACCGTCAACACCATTGCCATTGTCGTGCGCTACGCCAAAGGTAATGACGAGGCCGAGCTGACCAGCAACATCATCGGCACCATCAAGCCGGATGGCAGCTACACCGGACTCAAGGCACTGGAACGGGCTGCCCCGATGACCGGCGTCAAGCCGCGCATCCTCTGTGTGCCGGATCACTGCACCCTGCCGGTGGCCAGCGCGCTGGGTGGCGTGGCCAAAAAGCTGCGCGCCTTTGCCTACGTGCCGACCATCGCCGAGACCGTCGAGGCTGCACTGGCCTACCGCGAAAACTTCTCCAGCCGCGAACTGATGCCGATCCACGGCGACTGGACTGCGTGGGATGTGGTAGCCAATGCCAGCGTCAAACTGGATGCCTGCCTCAAGGCTGCCGCCATGCGGGCGCTCATCGACAAAGAGATCGGCTGGCACAAGACCCTGTCGAACGTCGGCGTGACCGGGGTCGACGGCATGACCAAGTCCCTGTTCTGGGATCTGCAAGACCCAGATACCGAGGTCGGCCTGCTCAACGCCAACGAGATCACCGCCCTCATCCGGGCCGATGGCTTCCGGTACTGGGGCAACCGCACCTGTTCCGATGATCCGCTGTTCGCCTTCGAGAACTACACCCGCACCGCCCAGATCCTGGCAGACACCATGGCCGAGGCCCACATGTGGGCCAACGACAAGCCGCTCACCCCAACCCTGGTGAAAGACATCGTCGAGGGCATCAAGGCCAAGGGCCGCGAACTGGTGGCGGGCGGTTACCTGCTCGGCTTTGACTGCTGGTACAACGAAGAGCTCAACGACAAAGACACCCTCAAGGCCGGCAAGCTGCGCATCGATTACAACTACACCCCGGTGCCGCCGCTCGAAGACCTCGGCTTTATCCAGCGCATCACCGACCACTACCTCATCGACTTCGGCGCCCGCGTCGCGGCCGCAGCATAAGGAGCCACCATGGCACTGCCACGCAAACTCAAGCACCTCAACATGTTTCTCGATGGCGGCAACTGGATCGGCGTCGCCGAAGACTTCACCCCGGCCAAGCTGAGCCAGAAGTTCGAAGCCTACCGGGGCGGCGGCATGATGGGCGCCGCCAATATCCACATGGGGCTGGAAGATGGCGCCCTCGACACGTCCTTCACCTTCGGCGGCCTTGAAGCCGATCTGGTCAAGCGCATGGGCACACCGAAGATTGACGGCGTCTCCCTCCGCTTTGCCGGCTCAGTTCAGCGCGACGACACCAGTGAAGTGGTCGCTGTCGAAATCGTCCAGCGCGGCCGCTTCAAAGAGCTCGACCGGGGCACCCTCAAGAGTGGCGACAACTCCCAGAGCAAAGTCAGCATGGTCAACACCTACTACAAAGAGACCATGAACGGCGTCGACCTGGTCGAAATCGACCTGATCAACATGATCTGGATTGTCGACGGCGTCGACCTGATGGCCGAACACCGCAAAGCCATCGGCCTCTAACCTACCCAACAACCCAACGGGCGGCCCACAGCCGCCCTCACCACATCAACAACAGGAACAAGCACCATGGAAAACAAACCCGTGACCCTCGACCAAGCCATCCAACGCGGCGACACCACTATTACCGACGTGCAACTGCGCAAGCCACAAGCAGGCGAGCTGCGCGGCCTCAACCTGGCCGACGTTCTGCAGATGGATGTCAACGCCCTCATCAAACTGCTGCCCCGCATCACCACTCCGAGCCTCACCGAAGCCGAGGTAGGAAACATGGACTCGGCTGACCTGCTGCAGCTGGGCAGCAAGGTGGCCGGTTTTTTGATGCCGAAGAAAATGGGTTACCTGGCTGCGTAGATGACCTGATGGCCGAGATCGCCATCATCGCCCACTGGCCGCCGTCCGAGATGGCGGCCATGGAAATCAGCGAGCTGATGGGCTGGCACCAACGCCTCGTTGAGATTCACAACCACATCAACGGGGCAACAGAATAATGAACCCTCTCAAACTTCAAATCCTGCTCGGGGCGGTCGACAAGCTCACCGCCCCCCTCAAAGCCGTCAGCGGCCAGAGCCGCCTGACAGCTCAAGACCTGCTCGCCACCAAAAAGCGCATCAAAGAGCTGGAAACCCAAAGCGGCCAGATTGAAGGTTACCGCACCCTTGGCCGCCAGATTGGCGCCACCCGCGCCCAGCTCACCCAGGCACAACGCGATGCCCAGCAGATGGCCCAACAGCTCGCTCAGGTAGAACAGCCCACCAAAGCCATGACCCGTGCCATGGAGCAAGCCAAGCAGAAGGTGCGCGATCTCTCCCAGCAAGAGCGTGAAATGGTCGCCCGCCACGGAAGCCTGAAACGTGCCATGAACGAAGTCGGCATCAATACGAGGCAGCTCGGCGAGCACCAGCGCCGCCTCAAGACTGATCTGGCCGCCGCCAACGGACAACTCGACCAGCAACGCGCCAAGCTGGGCCAGCTGGCTGACCAGCAAAAGCGCCTCAACCAGGTCAAGGCCAGCTACCGGCAGACCCAGGAGCTGCGCGGCCAGATTGCCGGCCACGGCGCCACCGCTATCGCAGCCGGTACCGCCATCGGCATGCCGGTTTACAGCGCCATCAAGGAATACTCCAGCTTTGAAGACGCCATGAAGGGGGTGGCAAAACAGGTCGATGGCGCCAGGGATGACTCTGGCAAGCTGACCCAGGTCTACTTCGACATGGCCAAACAGATTCAAGCCATTTCAGAAGAGATCCCCCAACTCAACGGCGCGATCGACATCGCAGCACTGGTTGAAGGCGCCGCCCGCATGGGGGTGCAAGGTCAAGAGAACCTGCTCAAGTTCGCCAGAACCTCCGCCAAGGCTGCCACCGCCTTTGAGTTGCCGGCCGGCCAGCTCGCCGAAGACATGGGCAAAATCGCCAACCTCTACAAAATCCCCATCGGCAACATCGAAGAGCTTGGCGACGCCATCAACTACCTCGACGACAACGCCCAATCCAAGGGCGCCGACATCATCGACGTGCTGCAACGCCTGGGCGGGGTAGCCGACAAACTCGACTTCCGCAAAGCCGCCGCGCTGGGTTCTACCTTCCTCAGCCTGGGGGCTGCGCCGGAAATAGCCGCCAGCGCCTCCAACGCTATGGTGCGCGAGCTTTCCATCGCGACCATGCAAAGCAAGCGCTTCCAGGCTGGGATGAAAGCGATCGGCATGCAGTCAACCGCAGTAGAAAAGGCCATGGCCACCGACGCCATGGGCACCATCACCAAGGTGCTGGAGAAGATTAAGAAGCTGAACGTCGAAGACCAGCTCAGGGTCACCACCCAGATATTCGGCAAGGAATACGGCAAAGACGCGGCCAAGCTCTCCAACAACCTGGACGAGCTCTATCGCCAGCTGAAACTGGTGAACGCCGAGAAGTCTAGGGGGTCGATGCAGCGAGAGTCAGACATCGACAAAGACTCGCTCTCATCGCAGTGGCTGATCCTGCAGGCCGGGATAAAGAACGTGAAGGCAGACCTCGGCGAGAAGCTGCGCGGCTCATTGATGGACATCATCAAGTACATCAAGCAGATCGTGGTGGGCGTTCGCCACTGGGTTGAAGAAAACCCGGAGCTGGCCAACACCTTGGTGCGTGTCGCAGCTGTGACCTCGGTCATCGCCATCGCCATGGGCGGGCTATCGCTGGCAGTCGCTACCCTGCTGGGGCCTCTGGCCATCATGAAACTCATCTTCGGGGTGCTGGGGGTCACCTTTGGCGGCATGCTGAGTGCGATAGGGGCACTCCTTGCCCCATTGGCTGCCCTTGCTGCGCTGGGGATTGCCATCATCAAGTTTTGGCAGCCCATCAGCGCATTTTTCAGCGGCCTCTGGCATGGCATCATGACCGGGCTTGCCCCAGTCTTTGAAGCCTTCAAGCCGTTCGCCCCGTTAATTGATGGCATCGGCTCCGGGGTTAAAGCGCTATCTGGCTGGTTTGGTGACCTGCTAGAACCACTCAAGTTCTCTAAGGAGACGCTAGAAGGATTCGGCAACGCAGGTGAGTTCGTCGGTCGCATCTTGGGAGAAGCCTTCAACCTGGCCCTCACCCCGCTCAAAGCCTTCTTGAAGGGCATCGAGTGGCTGCTCGAGTCGCTCGGAATCCTAGAAACCAAGAAGATCCCGAAGTTCGATATCCCGACCGCCAGCACACCGGGTTACCTGAACGGCAATTACGGCGCCCCGGCTTACTCATCGGCTTACACCTACGGTACTGGCCCCCGTATCGCCGACACACCGAAGCTCAAGCCAAAGACCAGTACCACCACGGTCAACAGCCAGCCGTTCTACCAGCTCACCATCAACGCGCCACCAGGGATGAATCAAGAGCAGCTGGGCAAACTGATGATGGACAAAATCAAAGAAAGCGAACGCGCCAAAAAACATCTTGGTCGTGCAAGCTACAGTGACGGGAACTAACACCATGATGATGACCCTGGGCTGGTTCGTGTTTATGCGCTCGACCGTTGCCCCACAATCACAGCAAGACGAATGGGCATGGCGCCACCCGGGCAATAACCGGGTCGGTGCTCGCCCGGCTTACCAATTTCTCGGCCCTGACGATGAAACCAGCACCCTGAGCGGGGTGCTCTACCCAGAGTTGACCGGCGGGCCGGTGTCACTCGACATGCTGCGCCAGATGGGCGACAGCGGAGAAGCCTTCCCCCTGATCCAGGGCGATGGCGTGATGCGTGGCTCGTTCGTGATAGAGGGCATCAGCACCACCCGCACCGAGTTTTTCAGTGATGGCGCAGCCAGCAAGATAGAGTTCAGCATCAAGCTCAAGCGGGTCGACGACAACGACAGCACGCTGGGCAATACCCTGCTGGGGCGCACCGCGGGCAACCTGCTCGGCCGCTTGGGGGTGGGCAAACTCATGGGTAGCATCGGCGGCAAGCTGGGGGGGATCCTCTGATGAGGGCACTTGACCAGTTCGGCAGCCGCCTGGCCGAGAATCTCGGCATCACCAGCTCGCTCGATGCCCTGCGCCAAGGCCATCCGGTGCCGGCCTACCAGGTGCTGGTCGATGGCAAAGACATTTCGGCCGCCATCCGCCCGCGCCTGATGTTGATGACAATCACCGACAACCGGGGTTTCACTGCCGACACCATCGAGATCACCCTCGATGACAGCGACGGTCAGCTCGACATGCCGCGCCGGGGGGCCACCCTGCGCTGCCTAATCGGCTGGCAAGGCAGCGCCCTGGTAGATAAGGGCACCTTCAATATTGACGAAGTGGAGCACACCGGCGCCCCGGATATGCTCACCATCAGGGGAAAATCGGCTGACCTGCGCGGGGGGATGAACAAACTGCGCGAGCGCAGCTGGCACCAATCCACCGTCGGCAGCATCGTCGAACAGGTGGCCACCACCTACCAGCTCACCCCCTGCGTGGGTGACTCGCTCAAGGGGCAGCTGATCGACCACATCGACCAGACCAACGAAAGCGATCTGGCCTTCCTCACCCGCTTGGCCGGCCAGTGCGATGCCATCTCTACCGTCAAATCTGGCCGCCTGATGTTCATCAAGGCAGGCCAGGGCACCACCGCAAAGGGCCAGCCGCTGCCAGCCATCACCATCACCCGCCAAGATGGCGATCAGCACCGATTCTCAGTGGCAGACCGCGACGCCTACACCGGCGTGACGGCCTACTGGCAAGACAACAAAGCCGCAGAGAAAAAGAAAGTCGAGGTGAAGCGCAAGAGAAAGACCAAACCGAAGCCAGAGCGGCCATTGCCGCCGGGCGTCGTGGTCAACAAGAAAGAGAATGAGCTGCTGGTCGGCAGCAGCGAGAACGTCAAGGAGCTACGCCACGTCTACGCCAACCAGGCCAACGCCATGCGGGCGGCCAGGGCAGAGTGGGAGCGGATCCAGCGCGGGGTGGCAGAGTTCGACATCACCCTGGCCAGGGGCCGGCCCGAGCTTTACCCGGAACAACCCACCACCGTCAGGGGGTTCAAGCCACAGATAGACGAGGCCGACTGGCTGCTCACCAAGGTGGTGCACGACCTCACCAATCAGGGCTACACCAACCGCTTGCAGCTCGAGGTAAAACTCGACGAGCTACCGGAATAA